GGTCATATTTGGCCTAATAGGCGCTATAACAGGGTTTTATATGTTATATAAACAAATAAAATGAAATTAAGAGCCCCGTAAATATAAGTATTTACGGGGCTCTTTGCTTTAGAAGATTGTTTTAAATTATTAAAAATCAGCGCCGTTGCTCAACCGTTGCTCACCCTTTCACAAAAGTTAGGGATGCATATTCTTGACATAAAAGACTATCCTTACTAGGCAATTTGTTAACGGCTTCTACTAACTCCGATACATCTTTGTGGATGTATACTTGATTCGTTACGTCGGAATGCCGGTGACCTAGTATCGTTTTTGTCGTGGCTTCTGATATGCCGATGTGAATTAATAAGGAAGCACAAGTATGCCGTCCGTCGTGCGGGAGGTGTCCTGGGAAATGCTTATTTAGATAGGTACGGATGGCGATTAATAAATGTTTAGGGGTGTCTTTAGGGAGCAGATACTCATTTCGTTGAAAACTGCTTATTTTATACCACTCTTTAATAAAAGGCATAATTGCATCCGCTAGCGGAATGATACGGTTTTTACCTGCTGCAGTTTTACTACCACCTATCATATAGCGTTCCTTAAGGTGGACATCTTTTAATTTAATGCTTTGTATTTCACCTGGGCGCATACCTGTGTATATGTACACTAATAGAACTCGGGCGTCTCGATCGGTCTCTGCCAGCTCCCATAGATGAAATATCTCGACAGGGGTAAACGGTTTGTGGATTTCAGACTTTACCTTTTGCGGTAATGTGACGAGTGCAGCATAGTTTTTATCCACTATATCATTTTTTATAGCAGAGTCAAAAGTTGCTTTCATAGCAGTTTTAATTTGTACTAAGGTTGTGTGGCTCATATTCGCATATCTATCAATGATGTCTTGCATATGTGCGAGTCTTATATCCTTGATAGGTATTTTTAGTAGATGCTCCACCTTCTTTTTATTATAAAGATATCCGCCTTTTTCTAAGATGACGCCTTTACGCATCTTATCTTCAATCATCCAGTCCCAACATTGGCCAAAGGTAGTATCCTTGATTTCGTATTGTTGGGCGTTTGCGTCATAAGCCGATAGGGCATTATACGCTTCTTTTTGCGTCGCAAAGGTGCCTATTGATTTACGCAAGGGTTTACCCTCGGAGTTATATCCAAGGGTCACTACGGCTCGATATGGCTTGCGTAGAGCCTTATGTTTCATCTTATATACGGTGCCAGTACCATTGGCGCGTTTCATGGCCATAATTACATACCTCCTAAAATACCCCTATCTGAGTAGTATCGGATAGGGGCTTTACGTTTATTAATCATTTGTCTTATAGACTAATTTATTTTCTTTATCCATAAGTTCTGCTAATTTATCAGTGGTAATAGGTATTTCAATTTTATCGCCATTTCCATTAATAAATTTAATAGTATACGGTGGGTTCATAATTATTTGTTTAGGTATTGCATAGTAGACAAGGGCATAGCTATGCGGCATCATATCATAGATTTTGGTATCCATCGCTACTGGGATTATATACTGATTGTCCTTTTCTATAAGTAACCGTTGTGATGGTAGTTGAGGCATTACCGTGCCCGCTAATGGATTTTTAAGATGAAGTGCATATGTAGCTATGTATACATAATCATTACTGTTTAGTATGGCTTTCTTAAAAGATTCGTCTGGAAAAATCAGACGATCGTCTTTGGAATATGATACATATTTAGTGATTGTAGCTGGGGTAATTAATACCGCGGCGCCACCAGCTCCACTCCGAAGTTCAACTCCATAATTAATTGGGCTTTCAAGTTTACGATCAGTTTTATAATTTTGCCCGGTGCTCCAGATTTTATCATACGTTTCTGGGGTTACATCAATAAATTGTGCAAATGAAGAACTAGCAACTGTTGCAAATAATGCCGCGATAGATAAAATTTTATAGAATTTCATTGTTTATCTCCCTTATTAATCTCCCTTATTAATCTCTTACAAAGTCACATTGTACATAACAACCTTACCAATCAGGTATAAGTCATATGTATTCTCGTAACTAAATATGATGTCCCGAAAGGCCATATCCGAGCTATCAGGTTTAAATACAAATTCTTGATGCTGTTTATCATTATAGAATCTTTTAACTGTATAATCCCCTCCATTCTTAATAACCACAATATCTCCATCATGGATATCTGGTAGTTCTATATCTCTTAATACGGCGATAATAGCGCCGTTTTGGATAACGTTGTTCATGCTTTCACCGTTAACCGGCATAAGTATAATATTCTTATTGCCTGCGTAACGACCCATCATGAAATCAGGGACTGATACGGTAGGGAGGGTGCTAATACCCTCTATATTAGTTAACGCCCCCGCAGATACTGCGGAGGATACGTATTTGTAATTGTTGAGGTGAACCATATCTATAAACGCATCAGATTCTGCGTCAAAACGGCTGGCTGATTCGAACTGTTCAAATCTGTCTGAATCGCCGTTAAACACGCTCGGGATATATTCATCATACATGTCGTTATCCTTATAGAACTGGGACAAACTTTTACCATATACATCGCATAATTTTTTGAGTAAAAACAAATTAATGGGCTCTATCTCTGCCTCATAATCCTCAAGGTCTTTCTTGGGGATTTTTGTTATTTTTGACAGGTCCGAAAGGGATAAACCTGAGTTAACTCTTTCATTGATTAACGCCCCTGGGATGCGGTCATCGGCTATCAAGTCCGAATCTGTTAGGTAATCAACAGTAACATCATAACGTTCCGCAATGCGCTTTAGCAAATCCAAAGGAATTTGTCTCTTCTCAGATTCATAATTACTTAATGTATTTTGAGCAACACCTAAGTCTTCGGCGAACTGTAGTTGACTAAGCCCTAACATGTGGCGTAATTGTCTTAATTTCATAAGTCTTCCTCCTTAAAAGTCTCCCTGCTTACACAATATCACATATAGCGATATTTTTCAAATATATTGTTGACGATAATCTCAAATTGAGATATACTAATATCACAAATTGAGATATTTTAGATGTAAAGGGAGGTGATTGGATGAGACAGTACTTGATTGATGCCAGAAATAAAAAGGGGCTCACCCAGGTTGAGGCGGCAAGTAAGCTTTTTATGTCTCAAAATTATTTATCAAATTTAGAGACTGGCAAAAGACAGAAAAGCCTTAGCGTGGCAACTTTAAAGGCGTTCTCAAAAGTTTATCAGATTCCGTTGGCTGATTTAATCGCATCAGAATCTGCATATGGAAATACCTAATAGGTAACAAAATTGAAAGAAAGGAGATACTATGAAAATTCAAATGACTGTTACCACGAGTAATATGCAGGTAGTTAAAAGTGTTGTGGAGGAAGTTAAAAAGATAGAGCAAGAGCAACAAGTGGATATTGCCCTTACTCTAGATGTACAGATTAGAAATCTAAAACCACGGTTGAATTAGAAACTATTTAGACATTTCTAACTCTACTAATTTTTTGTAAATGGTCTCAATAAATGCGGCGCATTCTTCGCCAGATATTTCCTGAGGACCTCTGTAGTACTCAGTGAAAATGGCCTTTGAGAAGTCTACAGATTCAGAAATTAGTTTAGCTTTCCGATCAGGTGTAAGAATCATTATAATCACCTCCCTTCTAAGGTGATTATAACAAATTAAAAAGAAACGAGGGGCAGCAAATGACAGATATGGAGATTTTGTATAACGCTTACCGTGATAGTGGGTTGCAGACCAACGAGGAAATGGAAAATTTACTTGGATGGCCGAACGGTAAGATTAGAACTATGAAAGCTCGGCTAAAGGCAAGAGGACTTATCGACTATGAATTCGGCAAGCCGGTTACGATTTTAAAGCCATATCGAGAAGATGTGGAGAAACCGGAAAGCTTCAAAGCAGCTATATATCGAGAGATGCTAGAAGTTTATATGGATGATTTCCGTAATCAAGATACTTTTAAAGATCGTTTACAAGTAGGCCAAGAAATCAGAATGATTTTGAAGGCTATATGAAAAGGAGGGGCAGTGCACATGATTAAAAAAGTAATATCTGTTTCGCAGATGGCCACAGTACTCGGAATTAGCTTGACGGCTGTTCGAGAGGGCATCGCAAGAGACCGATTCCCGTTCGCATATGCATGGCAGTCGCCAGGTAAGAAATCCCGTAGCTTTGTTATTGATAAAGAGGGATTTAGGACGTTCCTTGTCCATTCGCTTGGATGGGATACGAAAGTAGTTGATGCGGAGTTTAAATCCGCAGGAATTCATTAGGAGGAATTAATCATGACATGGATTGACGCAGGAATGCATTTAAGTTTTGCTACTGCTGCAGTAGCATCTATTTTATCAATGTTAATGTTATAGGAGAAATAAAATTATGAAAGCTATCCCAGTAAACAAAACAGCAATGGCTGCACATTTAAAAGCAGTCGAATCTGATCGAATTTTAAATCACATTAATAGTGATATTCTGTGTACTGCACTTAATTTGCAAGCATATATGTGTGATTATTATGAGACGGAAATCCGTATTATCGTCACTACAGATGGTATTACGGCTGAAAGAATTGAAGAGGAGGAGGACGAGTATTAATGGGTTACATGTTAATTGGCACGTTTCTGGTTGCAGGTTCTATGGGGGCCTTAGAGCTTGACCAAATCGGATATGTACAGTTCTGTGTGCAGGCTCTCATCGGTTTGGCCATATCCATGTATGGTTACAAAAAGGATATGGATGAAGTTGATGCTGAAGACCACGAAGATGTCGAGTACATCCCGCAAGTAAGAAAATGCGGCGAATACTGTCGCAATCCATATTACAACTAAATGCATATAAGGAGGTGATTAAATTGCGAAATTGTAGTACCTGTCCAAAGCGAGATTATTGCATTCCTGATGAATGTGAGGATTTGGGCATGAAAAATGAGCCTGATGATGCGGCAACATCAACAAGCTCAAATTAGAAAAATAATATTCTACGTTGATTATATCTAAAGGAGGACGTATTTGCAACAATATGAAGAATTCATATCCGCTAAATCTAAAATGTCGGAATCTCACGGATTTGATATCGATACAGGTATGCTAAACAAACATCTATTTGACTTCCAACGAGATATCGTTAAATGGGCCTTAGCAAAAGGTAAAGCTGCCATATTCGCAGATTGCGGATTAGGTAAAACTTTAATGCAGCTGTCCTGGGCGTATGAGATCTATCTACATACAGGTGGATCCGTACTCATATTAGCGCCACTAGCTGTGGCCGCTCAAACACAGTCCGAGGGTGAACGTTTCGATATTCCTGTGACTATATGCGAATCTGATGACGATATTGTGCCAGGCGTTAATATTACAAATTATGAAAAATTGGGACGATTCAATACCGACAATCTGATAGGTGTCGTGCTTGATGAATCAAGTATCCTAAAGTCATTTACTGGTAAAGTACGTACGGATTTGATTAATCGATTCAGTAATACGCCATATCGACTAGCGTGTACGGCAACACCTGCACCGAATGACTATATGGAACTTGGCAATCATGCAGAGTTCCTCGGCATCATGAGCCGTAATGAGATGTTATCCATGTATTTCACACACGATGGTAGTGATACCGCTAAATGGAGATTAAAGGGCCATGCGGAGAATACCTTTTGGGAGTGGATGGCGTCATGGGCAGTAGTGCTAGATAATCCGGCATCCCTGGGTTATGAAGATGATGGTTACGAATTGCCTGAGTTACACGTACATGAAATTGTTGTTGATAAAACAGGTGAGGATGTCCCTACTTTACCCTTACTGGAACGCCGCAGGGCTCGCAAAGCATCTCTTGAATCAAGATGCAGAGCAGCAGCTGATTTAGTCAATGCATCTAATGAGCAATGGCTAGTATGGTGTGACCTTAACGATGAATCGACCACTCTAAAAGAAATGATTGATCTAGCAGAGGATGTTAAAGGTAGTGATAAGGCAACTCGAAAGCAAGGCATGATGTTAGGTTTTGGTTCTGGCTTTCTAAAATGCTTGGTGACAAAACCAAGTATCGCTGGATTCGGAATGAACTGGCAAAACTGCCACAATATGATATTTGTCGGGCTATCCGATAGTTATGAACAGTATTATCAAGCACTTCGTCGATGCTGGCGATTTGGCCAGAAGCATGAGGTGAACGCATATATCGTAATTTCCGAAAAGGAAGGCGCGGTTAAGGCGAACATCGAACGCAAGGAAGCAGATGCTATAAAAATGAGGGATGCTATGATTGCGCTAACCCGTGACGCTGTTCGTACTGAATTATCTAAAACTAGACGGGAATCAACGGAATACAATCCGTGTGTGCCGATGGTGTTACCTAACTGGGCAGAAATGAGGGCTGTTATATGACTAAAATTTACGTAAGCCATCCATTCGGTGGATTGGCTAAGAATAAAAAGAATGCTGACTCTATATTAAAGAGGCTGCAGGAAGATATGGGTGTATTTCCAATAAAGGAACCTTTTGGCAGTGATACGCATAACATATTCCTTTCATCTATACATATGTTTGGGCATCTGTACAATAAGGTCGATTATGATACCGGCATAAATTGGTGTATTGACCTTCTAAGTGGCTGCGATGCAATCGTAATGTGCAACGGCTGGGAGAACTCAACCGGGTGCAACTTGGAATTAGCTTATGCTAAGGATCATAACATAAGAGTCATCCACATCAATGAGTTAAAAGCAGCCAAATTAACTAAATTAGCTATTGATGCAGGCATGAATAAAGGTATAGCTGCCCTTGCTGGAGTCGCAACGCTGCAAGCGCTAAATAAGAAAGCAAAGGAGGACTTACAACGTGAACGTGCTAAATCAGTTAATTGAGTCCCGATTTGCAATTTATAACGGCGACTCAGTAGAAGTGCTAAAAGGGCTACCTGATGATAGCGTTCATTACTCTATATTTAGCCCTCCATTTAGTAGCTTGTATGTTTACTCTAATTCTGATAGGGATATGGGCAACTCATCTACTGATAGCGAGTTTTGGCAGCACTTCAAGTATTTAATTACTGAATTACATCGTGTAATAATGCCTGGGCGATTAGTATCAGTTCATTGTATGGATTTACCACTCACGAAATCCAGGGACGGTGTTATCGGAATGAAAGACTTTCCTGGTGACATTATTCGAGCCTTTCAGGATGCTGGATTCGTGATGCATTCTCGTGTCACGATTTGGAAAGACCCTCTCATTGAGGCTACTCGGACAAAGGCGCTAGGGCTTTTACACAAGCAAATTATAAAAGATTCTGCCATGTGTAGAATGGGGGCGCCTGATTACATCGTGACGTTGCGTAAACCTGGTGACAATCCAGAACCTATTGCACACCCGGAAGGGTTTACCCAGTTTTTCGGTCAAGAGGAACCTGAGGGAATCAAAGGAATTGAAAGACCTGCGCCCGATCCAGATTTGTTTGATAAAAAGCAAAAATACAATACGGAGCCTATGTATAGCCATCAAGTATGGCGCCGATATGCTAATCCCGTATGGGCCGATATCCGCCAAACGCATACGCTGAATTATAAAGCGGCTCGTGACAATAAGGATGAACGTCACATATGCCCGCTACAGCTAGATACGGTGGCTCGATGCATAGAATTGTGGAGTAATCCAAATGATATCGTACTTGATCCATTTGCTGGTATTGGTACGGTCCCAGTTATGGCACTTCGTATGGGCCGTAGGGCTTTAGGTTTTGAGTTAAAAGAATCGTATTACAACCAATCAATTAATAATATTCAGGAGGAGTTAAAGAATGATTAAAGTTGAAGTTCAAGGAGTTAATGTACTAGATGTATATAATCAGCTAAAAGCTGTGTTAAATCAATTCAAAAGTTTTGTAGATAGCGATAGAGCAATGGATGATAAAGCCCCTGGCATAGTGGATACAGTGGTATCTACAGTAGCAGCACCGTCCGTGTGTGTATCTAATTTAGCTCCGCAAGATACAAATCAGGGTGTGCCTACTACAACAGTAGCTGTGCAACCAAACTCTGTATCCATGACGGCACCTAATGCAGCTGTACAAGTTACTCCTACTCAAGTAGCCATTACAGCACCAACTGTCAACGTGGCAACTGATGCCCCGGCACAAACAGTTACCGCACCTGTGCAAACACCTGTTACCGCTCCGGTATCTCAAGAAGTTAAAAAGTATACATTGCCTGAAATTCAAGCGGCGCTTGCGCCATTACTTGACGCAGGAAAAGCTGTAGAATTGCAACAATTAATGGCACAATTCGGTGTTCAATACTTGGGTGAAGTACCTGAGGACAGATACCCTGAATTAGTAAATGCAATTAGAGGATTGGGGGCAAGAATCTAATGGCACCTCGATCACATGCATTATTAAACGCATCGGGGTCGCACCGGTGGCTGCATTGTACAGCCGCCCCTCTCTTAGAGGAGAACTTTCCCGATAGTACATCTGTGTATGCAAAGGAAGGAACCCTGGCACACGAACTTTGTGAGTTAAAACTACAGAAGTATACCACGGCCATGGCGAAATCCACATACACTCGCAAGTTCAACAAAATTAAAAAAGATGAATTGTGGCAACCAGAAATGGACGATACCTCGGAAACATACCTCGAATATGTTAAAGGCGTTATGTTAGGCTGTACGGCAACTCCTGTAGTGGCCATTGAAAAACGCGTTGATTTTAGTCGCTATGTGCCCGATGGATTCGGAACGGCTGACTGTATTATTCTATCCGGCGACACCTTGCACATCGTTGATTATAAGCACGGAAAAGGGGTAGTCGTTGATGCGGAACACAATCCGCAAATGATGCTATACGCCCTTGGCGCGATTGATGCGTATAGATTACTCTATATGTTCAATACGGTCAAAATGACTATCGTGCAGCCCCGTGTTAATAATATCAGCGAATGGGAAATCCCTACGGCAGAACTACTGGATTGGGGTAATGCCTTTGTCAAACCTCGTGCAGACGAGGCTATATCTGGTAACGGTAAATTTGAACCCGGTGACTGGTGCAGATTCTGCAGGGCAAAACAACAGTGCAAAGCCCGATATGATGCAAACGACTCATTGCACAGTGCGCTAGTTGCTAATCATGATCCTCGACTTATCTCGATGACAGAACTCGGTGAATACCTTCGTCGAGGGAAAGATGTCGCTGCTTGGCTCGAGGATATGAAAGACTACGCACTCACTGAATCTCTTAATGGGGTGACAGTCCCTGGCTGGAAAGCCGTAGAGGGTCGTGGTAGTCGGGCATTTCAAGACACCGATGCTGCTATAGATACTTTAATCAAAGCTGGCATCGATGAGAGCATTCTATATGAACGCAAGACATTAACATTGGCACAGATGGAAAAGACCATCGGTAAAACCCAATTTAATGATATGGTAGGCGATATGATAGTTAAGAAAGCAGGCAAGCCTACCCTAGTTGAGGAATCCGATAAGCGCCCTCGGATTACCAATCAACCTACTGCGGCGCAAATATTTAATGTATCTAATGATAATAATGGAGGTAATTAATTATGTCATTCGTTCCACAACCAACTGAAGTATTATTGCAAAATGTTCGCGTATCCTACTGCCATCTATTAGAACCTTGGGCTAATTCCACACAGCCTGGTGCTAAACCTAGATATTCAGCTACTATTCTATTACCTAAAACTGATGTAGCTCAACATCAAGCACTTATGAATGCTATCGAAGCTGCTATCCAATCAGCTCGTACTAAATTCGGCGCACGTGTTCCAGCACAGCCAAAAGTGCCAATTCATGACGGCGATGGATACACACAATCTGGTAAGGAGTTTGGTCCTGAATGTAAAGGTCATTGGGTGTTTACAGCAGCGCAAGATGCTAGCTATAAAGTTGAAGTAGTAGATCTTCAAGGTAACCCTCTTACAAATCCTACACAAGTATACTCCGGCATGTATGTCAATGTACTCGTTCGATTCTTCTTCTACTCCAATCAATCCACTGGTATCGGATGTGGTTTGGGACCTGTTCAAAAAGTGCGCGATGGTGAAGCGTTGGGCAGCATGCCTGTTGCAGCATCCTCTGTATTTGGCGCACCTCAAGGTAGCGCAGCTAATGTATATACTGGTGCTCCAGTAGCAGGTCAACCTGTAAAACAACAAGCACCTCAACAAGGTTATGTACAACCGGCATATGCTACGACACCTCAGCAATCTGTGCAGCAAGCTCCTGTAGGCATTAACCCTGTAACTGGTCAACCTTACTAATAGGTGCCTGATATGAGGCATCTAAGCATTGATATAGAAACATATTCATCGACTGATATCTCATTCGGAGTGTACAAATACACTGAATCGCCTGATTTCGCCATATTACTATTTGCGTATTCCTACGACTTTGGTCCTGTTGAAGTTGTAGATTTAGCGCAGGGAGGAGTAATTCCTGACAGTGTAATTCGTGATTTATTAAACCCAGATGTAATCAAGCACGCTTACAATGCACAATTTGAAATTACGTGTCTACAACGTGCAGGGTTACTCACATCTGTTGATCAGTGGCAGTGCACGATGATTCACGGTGCCTACCTGGGATATCCTATGGGCCTTGCCTTACTCGGCAAGGCCCTGGGGTTGCCTCAGGATAAGAAAAAGGACGCATCGGGTAAAGCACTTATCAAGTATTTTTGTACGCCATGTAAACCTACCAAACGAAATGGGGGCCGTACCCGTAATCTACCTAGACATGATATGGATAAATGGAATGCATTCATTGAGTACAACCGTCAGGACGTTGTGACTGAGATGGAATGTTATCACAGATTAACATCATTCCCTGTTCCTAATGATACATGGAAAGATTGGTATCTCGATATTCAAATCAACAGTAGAGGTGTACGTATCGACCGTGAATTGGTTGAGGGCGCCTTATTCATTGATGAAGAAAATCGCGAAATGCTGATGAATGAAGCTTATCAAATTACGGGACTTAGCAACCCTAATAGCCGCAATCAATTACTTGATTGGCTAAATAATAATACTAATGTTAGTCTTGAAAAATTAACTAAGGACACTGTGGCCGATGCTCTGTTGGATGCTGATGACGTTGCCGCAAAAGTGCTTACGATTCGTAAAAAGCTAGCCAAGTCATCTGTATCTAAATATACGATGACTGATAGTGCTATGGGCGCTGATCTTCGTCTCAGAGGAACGTTACAATTCTATGGCGCCAACCGGACCGGACGCTGGGCGGGTCGTCTTATACAGGTGCAGAACCTGCCGAGGAATTACATCGAGAACCTTGACACGGCTCGGCATCTTGTTAAAACCAAAAACCGTCAAGGACTAGAACTTTTATATGGTGATGTATCGGATACGCTATCTCAATTAATTCGTACCTCAATTATTGCTGAAGAAGGCAATACTTTATGCGTGGCCGACTTCTCAGCCATCGAGGCTCGTGTTATTGCATGGTTATCGGGAGAACATTGGCGGCAGCGTGTATTCGCTGAGGGCGGAGACATATACTGTGCATCCGCATCATCAATGTTTGGTGTTCCCGTTGTTAAACATGGTGAAAATGGACACCTTAGACAAAAAGGCAAAGTGGCTGAATTGGCACTCGGCTATCAAGGCGGAGTGAATGCATTAAAAGCCATGGGAGCTCTTGATATGGGACTCCATGAGGAGGAATTACCTGAAATCGTAAATTTATGGCGCAACGCATCGCCTAGAATACGAGATTTATGGTATGCCGTTGAGAATGCGGCCGTGTACACCGTTACTACCGGTAATCCTATAGGCCTTGACCACGGCATTATGTTCCGTTTGGAAATTGATCCAATATACGGTTACCGTTATATGACGATTGAACTACCTAGCGGACGTAAGCTATTTTATCCTAGCCCAAGCATTAAGCAAAATGCATTCGGTAAGGATGCTGTACATTTTAAGACTAAAGTAAACGCTGCGTGGGTTACTGAAAGCACCTATGGAGGCAAATTAGTCGAAAACATCACACAAGCAGTCGCTCGCGATTGTTTAGCGTTAACGTTACGCCGATTGGAGGATGTAGGATATCAAATTATCATGCACATCCATGACGAAGCTGTGCTTGAAATCAACAAGGAGAATGCAGAATCTACGTTAAATGATGTTAATGCTATATTCTCAATCGCCATACCTTGGGCAGACGGGCTGCTATTATCATCCGCAGGATTTACTAACGACTATTATATGAAAGATTAGGAGGGGATACACTTGCAAAACGATAAACTGATTACCATCAGTATCGGTGCGAGTCGCACATCAAAGCAATGGACCCGTACGGAGATGTTGTGGTCCGAGTTTTGTGAACGCCTCAAAATCCCCGTTCGTACAACAGAAACCGTGGACGAATACCACAGATTGCCAAAATCTGAGAAAAGCAAGCTAAAGGACATAGGCGGCTTTGTTGGTGGTACGTTAAACGGTCTACAACGTAAAGCTATTAACGTGTCTGGGCGTGATCTGATTACTCTTGATATGGATGCCATATCGCCTGGGGAAACTGAGAACGTCGCTCGCACGATTGATAGCCTAGGCATGGCTTATGTCATCTACTCAACCCGTTCTCATACGGTGCATCGTCCACGGTTACGTGTTATCGTCCCTACTGATAGAACGGTGACACCTGATGAGTATGAGCCTATTGCTCGTAAGCTGGCAGAGCTCATCGGCATTGGTATGATGGATGGAACTACGTTCGAAGCTTCTCGGCTCATGTATTGGCCATCATGCCCGAATGATGCGCAATATGTATATTATGTAGGCGATAAGGCATTCTTATCTGCTGACGGTATGCTTAGCCAATATACTGATTGGCGAGATGTGCGTTCTTGGCCGCAAGTACCAGGTAAGGAAGCGTCGCAGCATGAAAAGCAGCTACTCGCAAAGCAAGCTGATCCGAAAGAAAAACCAGGTATTGTAGGTGCCTTTTGTCGAATATACGGTATCCGTGAGGCGATTGATAAATTCATACCTCATGCATATGTCGATGTTGACGGCAGCGAGGACCGCTTAACGTTCGTTACTGGCTCAACGGTAGCCGGGGCGGTTATCTATGATGACGATACATTCCTGTTCAGTCACCATAATACTGACCCGTGTAGTGGTCAATTGGTTAATGCCTTTGACCTTATCCGGTTACATAAGTTCCACAGCTTAGACGAGACTGCTAAGGATGGGACACCTGGGCATAAGCTGCCATCTTACATGGCTATGTCTAAACTAGCTATGCAAGATACGGTAGTCGTTAACGAACTCAACATGGCCCGTGCCCGAGAATCGGCATCAAATGTATTTGCTGATATTATCACGGATGTATCGGCTCACGCTGAGACATCCGACCTCGACCCTAATGCGTTAACGAACGTCGACTGGATGAGAAGTTCGACTTTAAAGTACGACGAGAATGGTCGACCTAAGAACACTCTAGATAACATGCTTAAAATCATGCACCATGATCCGGCGCTTGTCGGTAGACTTGCCTATGATAGATTTGGTTCGAGATACGTGGCAAAAGGGGCCCTACCATGGAACCCAACACCAGGACTTCGCATATGGACAGACGCAGATGATGCGGGCTTACGGTGGTACCTAGAAAATAAATATGATATCACCGGTAAAGATAAAATCATGGATGCCCTCATTATGTGCGCTGAGCAAAATGGATTTAATGAAGTACTAGATTACCTTAACGGGTTATCCTGGGACGGCATTGCCCGATTAGATACCATATTCATCGACTACTTAGGGGCTGAGGATAATGTGTATACCCGTGCAGCCGCTAGAAAGTCATTTACGGCGGCAGTAGCGCGAGCGTTTGAGCCTGGATGCAAGTATGACACGATGCCAATTCTTATTGGCGGTCAAGGTATCGGTAAAAGTACTCTTATCCGCACGATGGGCAAGAAGTGGTACGCTGATGGCTTAAATACCTTTGAGGGTAAAGAAGCTGCGGAAGGCATTCAAGGTAAATGGATTATAGAAGCTGGTGAAATGGCAGGGTATTCAAGGGCTGAAGAAAATGCGTCCAAGCAATTTCTAAGTCGTCAGGTAGATGTATTTCGTCAAGCTTATGGCCGACGTACACAAGAGTATCCACGGCAGTGTGTATTCTTTGGTAGTACGAATCAATATGAATTCCTAAAAGATATTACAGGTAATCGCCGATTTTGGCCTATTGATCTTGAGATGACGACTCCACGAAAGAACATATTTGTTAATCTTCCAGGAGAAGTTGACCAGTTATGGGCGGAGGCCTTGTATCGGTATAAAAGCGGGGAAAGCCTCATTATCGAGGATGACCCGAACGTACTAAAACTGGCTGATGCGGCTAGAGAGGCGCACATGGAATCAAATACCAAAGCAGGACTGATTAATGAGTTTTTATTAATCAAAGTGCCTTTAAATTGGAATGTGATGAGTAGGAGCGCCAGGAGGACGTATCTTAGCATGAATGCTAAACCTGCCGAGGGTCAAGAGTTAGTATATCGTGACCGTATTTGTGCGGCAGAGGTATGGTGGGAATGTTTTGGTAACGACCCAAGTCGCATGAAGAAGATCGAGACCAGGGAAATTAATCAGATACTGGCGGACTCCCCGTACACAATGGGTGGAAGTCAGTTGATGAGATTTGGTGAATATGGGCACCAAAGAGGGTTCAGAATCAACGAGTCAAAACTGAAATTATAGCGTTAACATTCTCAATTAAGCGTTAACATTCTCAGTATTTTTGTTAACATTAGAATGTTAACAAATTCGGAGAATGTTAACGTACCTTGTTAACGCATAAAGTCAGTATTTATCTATATTCATATATGTTTGTTAACAATGTTAACATTATATACTGGTAAATATCAAAACAAAGAGTTTTAAGAAAAAATATACCCTTTACAGCCTTAATTTGAACCCTCATATACGCGTATGTAAACATGTTAACGTTTAAGAATTTCAGAGGTGAGAAATGCTAGAAAAAGATATCGAGAGAAAATTAGTTGCAGGCGTCAAACGTTCGGGAGGTAAATCGTATAAGTTTGTATCCCCTGGTAATGTTGGTGTGCCTGATCGTATCGTCATATGGCCGAACGGCGTTATTCATTTCGTAGAGTTGAAGACGTCCAAAGGCGTACTTTCGCGGTTGCAGGGTGCCCAAGCCCGTGAACTTCAAAAGCTAAATCAAAAAGTATTTGTGCTAAAAGGTGCTGACGCCGTGGCTGATTATCTGGATCAATTCACAGAAGAATTCGGGGTGAAAGCGTAATGCAGTTTATTCCGCATGCGTATCAGCGATATTGTATCGACAAGACCGTTAATCAAAATAAGATAGGGTTATTCCTGGATATGGGTTTAGGGAAAACGATTATTACGTTATCCGCTATATACGAATTAAAGTACTCCCGATTCGCCATTCGTAAAGTGCTAATCATAGCGCCTAAGAAAGTAGCGGAGGCTACATGGCAACGAGAAGCACGAAAATGGGACGGTGTAGGTATATTAAGGATATCTACTGTATTAGGCAGCCTGAAAAAGCGTATTAAGGCTTTAAACACACCTGCCGACATCTACATCATTAATCGCGAGAATGTAACGTGGTTAGTTGATTACTACAAGAATGCATGGCCGTTTGACATGGTAGTTGTGGATGAATCTAGTTCTTTTAAGAATCACACAGCTAAGCGCTTTAAATCATTAGCCTATATGCATAACCACATCAAGCGCATGGTGTTGTTAACGGGTACGCCAGCCCCTAATGGGTTAATCGACTTATGGGCACAAGTGTATTTATTAGACCGCGGCGAGTCGTTAGGTAAAACGTACACAGGATTTAGGGATTACTATTTCGAGCCCGATCAGAGGTCACGCGAAATGGTGTATTCTTATAAACCTAAATCCGATTCAAATGACAGTATCATGGCGGCAATATCTGGGTTATGCATATCCATGAAAGCTGATGACTATTTGGAATTACCTCCAGTAATCAACGATATTAAATATGTGCAGTTAGATGCGAAAGCCAAAAAAGCCTACGAAGATATGGAACGCACATCTGTATTAGAGTTGATTGAAGCTGGCGAAGATATCACAGCTTTGAGTGCAGCAGCATTATCTACAAAGCTACAACAGTTAGCGAATGGCGCCGTATATGATGGCGATAGGAACGTTCACGAGATACATGGCTGTAAGATTGAGGCTTTTATGGAACTTGTAGAACAGTTAAACGGAAAGCCTGCATTAGTGTTTTATAACTTCAAGCATGACTGTGAACGGTTAAAAGCAGCATTAGCTAAGACTAAATTAAGAGTCTGTGAACTAAAAGGTGCCGATGATGAGATAGCGTGGAATGCTGGAGAGATTGATATTCTATTAGCACATCCGGCTAGTACGGCATACGGGCTTAACTTACAGGACGGCGGTAACCATGTAATATGGTTCGGGTTAAACTGGAGTCTTGAGTTATATCAACAAGCTAATAAGCGGTTACATCGCCAAGGTCAAATGGAGAAGGTAATTATCCATCATCTAATATGTGAGGGAACTCGTGATGAGGATATGATGGATGCGCTAGCCCAAAAAGACCGAGCGCAGGAATATGTGCTGCAAAGCCTAAAAGCAAGAATCGATAAATACAGAAAGGATGATTAATATGGATCAATTTATAATGGCAGGATTAATCGGGGCCATCGTGGTAATAGTGAGTTACACGACTATTCAAGTTATAGATATCACTGATAAATATCTTGGTAATCGAAAATACATGGCTGCATTGAGGCTGACCCCAGGTAGATTGTATGAGAGACCCAATAATCCCCCTCCGCCACATATTAAGTTATCAGCTAATGAAACTTTAAAACGTTTGGCAACTAACGAAAATCTAAAACGTTTACAGAAGGTATCGAATCAATCAGGATTAACAATAGCGAAAGTTATAGCAGATAAATCTCCTAATCGCATAGTTAATCAATGCGATGATATAAACCACCCAAGCCATTATACACAAGGAGATATCGAGGTTATCGATTACATCGAAGACAAGAAACTAGGGTATCGATTGGGTAATGTAGTGAAGTATGTATCCCGAGCTGGTCATAAAGACGATGCTATTAAGGATTTGAAAAAAGCCCGATGGTATCTAAATCGGGAAATTGCAAAGAGGGAAGAGCATGACAAAAGTCGAGCGACTACTAATTAACAAAGGGCACTATCTAGATGACACGTATCATCTTGTCATGGATATAGTTAAGGTTGTAGATAATTTCAAGGATAATGTTGCCGAGAGATTAGATGATGACCTGAGTGATGATGCGTACGCCATGTGCGAAGAGATGTTTACTGCTGTCGAACAATGCAAAGCGGATATGGTAGAAGCCATCGAGGATATTGTCGAACGTATGGAGGTAAAGGATGCAAAAGCGTAGAAGCAGGGCAGATGTGATTGTAGGTGCCATACAGTCAGATTTAAGTCTCGCCATCATACGAGCTCGTAATAGACAACTGAGATCACCTATGCTAGATGATAGAATTCGTGAAAGCGGATACATTGACGGATTACTACGAGCACAGATGATTATCAGTAAATATGGGGACTATCGCATATGATGGATATAGAAGAACTACAAGCTGTCCGCCATACTGAGCAGCGAATGCGTGCGTTAGAGATTCAGCTAAGTGCGATTAACCGAGATTTACATTCAGAAGCTATACAGATATGTGAATCGGGAGATGCTATGCCACGAATCAGTAAGCACTTACAAGAATGTAGGGAGGAGCTAAACAGAGAATGGGATCAATTGATTGATTCTCGAAACAAGGTCAAGCAAGTCATCAACCAAATAACTGACGGACAATACAGGGATGTACTGAATCTCAGATACATTAATGCGTTGCCATGGGAGCAGATAGCTGTCGAACTAGGGTATTCGTGGCGACAAGTTCACAGACTTCACAAGAAAGCAATAGCTGAATTTGAAAAGATGGCATAGAATGGCACACTCTTAATTTAATATAATGTAAATGTAGTAGATAGCAGGCAGTGTCTGGCCCGCACAATATGTCTGCCTGCTGCACTGCCCCGGGGTAGACCTTACTTAGTTGAGGTCTACCCTTTTTCTTATTGAGTATCAATGATAATACCTAATTGAGAAAATAAAAATTTGGAAAAGGTACTCCGCGGGCGAAAAATGGCCGCTGGTCGCCCCCGCGCGATGGTCCTCTCTCTGTGAGAAAAATTTTCCTGTTGAATGTAGAAAAACGAATTTAGAAAGGAGTACACCTATGGCGGACACAAAACCGAGAGTGAAATTTGATGCTGCAGGCAATCTGCTCGTATCCAGCACTCAATTATGTGACCTCTTGCGGGTCACTCCGGAAATTATTTCTCGACATCATAAAGCAGGGATGCCTAAAGCATCTGTAGGTTGGTGGAATCTCCGAGAAGTCCTCGTGTATTTGGGGCAGGCAAAAGGTGATAACGCTAAAAGCAAATCCGCATCAACTCGTAAGTTAGAAGCCGAAGCTGATTATAAAGAGGCAAAGGCTGCGCGTGAAAAGAAAATGCTAGATGTGCTAAACGGCGAATATGTCCCTCGTGCTGATGTGGCACAGGCATGGGCTAGCCGAGTATTGGAGATGAAGACATCATTTACCAAATTAGGTAAGCGTATTGGAAGTGAGTTCACGGATCCTGAAGAACGTGCTCGTGTAGAAAAGGTGGTGAATGGCCTTGTCGAAGAATACCTCGAAAGCTACGCACGCGAAGGCGAGTACACGCCGAAAGTCAAAGCCACGGGAAAAGGTAAGCCCAAAGGTTGACTGGTTCCCTGAGGAATTAGAGGCATTCAAGCCACCTGAAAGATACACCGTTTCAGAATGGGCAGATAAGTACAGGGTACTGACTAATATATCTGCCGAACCTGGACGATGGCGTACAGCACGGACACCATACCTAAAGGAACCTATGGACAAATTCACAGACCCTCTCATTGAAAGCATCTCGTTATGTTTTGGGGCGCAGATAGGTAAGACGGAAGCCGAGCTCAATATGATTGGATATGCGTTACACCAAACAGCATCACCAGTCATGATGGTTTACCCTACAGATACAATCGCGAAATTCGCTAGCGATAAACGTGTGCAGCCAATGATTAGAAGCGTAGAGCCGCTTGCGGATATGTATGACGAAAGCAGTAAGCTGCTGGAGTTAGACTTCGTTAATGGGAACTACATGGTGCTCGTAGGGGCGAATTCACCAAGCAGCTTATCAAGTCGGTCAATTAAGTACTTATTCTTCGATGAAATTGATAAGTATCCAGCTTTCTCCGGTAAGGAAGCGAATCCGATTAAGTTGGCTGAGGAACGTACTAAGACATTCGTTGATAAGAAAATTGTAAGAGTGTCAACTCCTACGATTGAGAGTGGCAATATTTGGCAGTCCTATATGGACGCAAATGAACGTAAGCAGTATTACGTGCCATGTCCGCATTGCGGGGTGTCGCAGACCCTCAAATTCAAACAGATAAAATGGCCGGAGGAACACCATGGCAATGCGGATATGATACGTGATACCGCATATTATGAGTGCGAACATTGTAAGCAACGTATTGATGATAAGCACAAGATGGATATGCTCCGGCAAGGTGAATGGCGTGCGGTGAATGAATCACACGTCCGAGTTGTCCGGTCGGTTGCATATCACATGTCATCCCTTTACTCTCCATGGGTCACCTTTGGCGATGTGGCATATGAGTTTGTTAAATCAAAGGATAAGCCAAGTGAGTTGATGAATTTTATCAACTCTGGATTAGCGGAGCCGTGGAAATCTGCGAAAACTAAAAGCACGCAGAACCTCGTGTTTACGCAGTCAGAAGTTCCTCGAGGTATTGTGCCTCAGCACGCACCATTACTCATTGCATCCGTCGACGTGCAGCAAGATCATTTCTGGTGGGAAGTTAGAGCCTACGCTCATGGCGTATCAAGTTACTTAGTCGATTATGGTCAAGCAAGTAGTTGGGCAGATTTAACCGAGATACTCATTGATAGAGAATATCCATCAGAGTATGGTGAGGCCCGTAAGATTGTGAGGGCCGGTATCGATAGTGGCTACCGAACAGATGAAGTATATCAGTACTGTGCGCAGTACCCAGAAGTATGCGTGCCGGTTAAAGGTGATTCTTCGCACAGTCCTCTGGCGCCGCCTTATAAGATGAGCAGCATCGAGAAGGGCGTCATCGGAGGCATGAAGCTGTACGTAGTGAATACCGATTACTGGAAAGACTTTATATTTGCACGTATGGTACGTCCGGCTAATGAGCCTGGCACAATCCATTTATTTAAGGATTGCCCGGAGGAATATTCGGAGCACCTCCGGTCGGAGGAAAAGCAAGAAATCCGAAATGTAAAGACCGGAGCAGTTACGGTGCAATGGAAACCATTAACCAGTCATCCAACAAATCACTTGTTGGATACATGTGTATACAACGCCATGGTGGCGGACTCGGTAGGTGTTAAATACTTACCCGAATATAATCTGGATACCGATGAGGAGGACGAAGATACGGATGCTGAAGATTTTAATGCAGATAGCCGAGGTTGGTTTAGTTAAGAAGGAGGTGAGACCATGAGCGCAAGAGAAGACTTGGAGCGTATTCGAACGATAATCGAGGAAATCGAGACGAATGGATACGCCGAGATGTCTGTAGGTGGTAAGAGATTTAAGACGCATGACCTACCGACATTATATGCTCGTGAACGGGAGTTAATGGCTCGCGTTGATGATGAGGAATGTAATAGCACGACATCCTACGTGTCATGGGAGCGACGATGAACATACTCGATAAGGTAATAGCATATTTCAATCCAGAACGAGCTGCCCGTAGAGCATATTTCCGTAGTTCGCTTGAACGCGGATATGATGCGGCGTCAACAGACCGATTGAGTGGCGACTGGATACCAGTATTTGGTACAGCTGAACAAGTAGCATCAGGCCAACGTGATTTGATCCGAGGTCGTGCACGTGCAGCAGAACTTAATAGTGACCTTGCTGAAAGTGTTGTATTGGCATTACTACGGAATGTAGTAGGTACCGGAATAAAGCCACAGTGCAAAATCAAGACCAAAGCAGGAAAGCTAAATGAAAGACTCAACAAGAAGATTGAGGAGGCTTGGTCAGATTGGGTGGATAAGGAGAATGCGGATATCCGAGGGATATCTACGTTTTATGAGTTGCAAGAAATGGCTCTGCGCCGAATGGTCTATGACGGGGAAATCCTAGTTAATATGACCTCCGAAGGTGCAGATATACCGCTATCATTACAGCTTATCGAGGGCGAGAATATCGGAGCCGTATCGGTAAGTGAAAACGGCAACAGTATTGTTAATGGCGTGGAAGTTAATAAATACGGAAGACCAATAGCATATCACGTATTCCAAACAGATCCATTAGGAATACGGTCGTTTAACGAGGCACGACTACCAAGTAACAGGGCTTTTCTATTACATAAGCCTCGCAGACCTAGTGAACTGCGCGGGGTTAGTATGTTAGCCCTCGTATTAAAGCGTATTCACGACGTAGATGAATACATGGATGCCGATCTTATAGCGGCTCGTGTAGCCGCATGTTTCGGCGCGTTCGTAACAAGTAATACTGGGACCGCCCCGATGGTTGCAAATAAGATCGACAGTAAAGGCAAGAAAGTTCGTTCAATGGCGCCAGGGATTATCCAACATCTACGTGCAGGTGAATCAATTTCATTTGCGGAACCTAAGCGAAATGCAGGAACCGCATCAGAATACTCAGCGACACAAACAAGACGCATAGCGTCAGGTATGGGTCTAAGCGCGGACATAGTGACGCGCAATATTAGTGGTAACTTCTCCGCAGCTCGGCAGAATATGCTGGAGGATCAGCAATCATTCAAGCAGATGCAGCGTTTTATAATTGATCATTTTTGTATGCCTGTATGGCGCGCCTTTATTGAAGCATGCTACCTAAAGGGAATTATCCCGGCCAATGACTATGCAGCGAACCCAAAACTTTATAAGAAAGTAGCGTGGTTAGCTCCAGGCTGGTCTTGGATTGACCCTGTTAAGGAAGTTAATGCTAACAAGGAAGCCATTAAGGCAGGACTCACAACGCTCGAGGATGTATGTAGTGCATCAGGTAAGGACTGGGAAGAAGTATTAGAACAGCGGAAGCTGGAACAAGACCGCATTAAGGAATTGGGTGTTGCCCTTGATATGAATGGGGACATAACGAATCTAGCGGATGATAACACCACTGATATGAAAGGAGATGATAGCTAGTGGGGAAATTTGCAAAGCAGCTCTTAGGCAAATATGCCCGAGAGGCGCAAATTACAAACATCGAAGCGAACGAAGACCGTACCGTCGAATTGTCCTTTTCCTCTGAAGAGCCATATGAAAGATGGTTCGGAACAGAGATATTGTGTCATGACGAAGGCTGCGTTAACTTAGACCGATTTAATAACGGTTTAGGCACATTGCTATTCAACCATGACCGCAGCGCAGTTGTTGGTCACGTCGATAAAGTGTGGATTGAAGATAATCGAGGCAAGGCGATTGTTCGATTCGATGAAGATGATGAATCCGAAAAGATTTATCAAAAAGTGTTAAAAGGCACATTACAAGGTGTGAGTGTCGGATATGACATAAGTCGATATGAGGAATTAATCGATTCCGATTCTAAAAGTTCCAATGGCCGGTTTACAGGCCCAGCATACGTAATTACATATTGGGAACCATTGGAGATTAGTGTTGTGTCCGTCCCTGCAGATCCGACTGTAGGGGTAGGCAGAAGTGTAGAAGATAATGAGGAGGAACCTATGAAAGGTGATGCAAAAGCAAAAGGCACTGAGCAAAACGTGCCACAAGTAGTACCGGAAGTACTAGAGTCCGGAGTTAAAGGTTTTAATGCAGATGACGCTAAGAAGTTGATTGCGGCAGAACGTGAACGCGTATCTACAATCACAAGTTTATGCCGCGACTTTGAAGTTGATGGCGTAGATGAATTCATCAAATCTGGCAAATCTGTTGCCGAAGTTCGCGAGGCTGTAATGGACGCGTTACGTGAACGCAATAAACCAGTATCCATTAAAGTCGGTGAAGCAGATTCTGATAAGTTCCGCATGGCTATGCAGGACGCTTTGATGATGTCTGCAGGCATCCCTGTTGCGAACCCTGCACCAGGCGCAAATGAACTTCGTTCTATGTCCTTGATGGAATTAGCTCGTGAGTCCTTAGTTCGTGAAGGCTTAACCGCTAACTATGCTGACCGATTGGAATTGGCACGTGAAGCGATTAACTCCACATCCACATTCCCAATTGCTTTGTCTAACGTAGCAAATAAATCCTTGGTACAAGGCTATGAAACCGCACCGGCTACATTCGATGCATGGACCGGCAAAGGTAGTAACCGTGATTTCAAACCGGCAAAACGTATTTTACTTTCTGAAACAGCTGAATTGAAACTCGTTCCTGAAGGTGGACAATTCAAGGATTCTAAGTTGGAAGAAGCTGGTAACGACGTTCGTGTATTAACATACGGTCGTACATTCAGCTTAACACGACAAGCTATCATCAATGATGATTTGGGTGTGTTCAAAGATATCGCTTCCAAATTTGGTCGTTCTGCAAAGGATACCATCAACAGCATGGTGTACGGGTTGCTAACAGGTAATACCGTATTGAGTGACAGTAAAGCGCTATTCGGTACTGACAGAGGCAACTTGGCGGCTACTGGTGCTGAATTAAGTGTTGCATCTTTATCTGCGGGTGTAGCGGCAATGCGCCGTCAAAAGCATATTGGCGAAAATCGCAATTTGAACATCGCACCTACATATTTGATTATTCCGCCAGAACTCGAAGCATTGGCTTACGAATTGGTTAAATCCACAGTGGATCCAGCTCGTAGCAATGATACAGTTAATCCATTCGGTGGTCGATTCACTATTGTAGTTGATGCGGCATTAACAGATCCACACGCATGGTATTTAGCAGCTCGTCCTACAGATGTTCAAACTATCGAAGTAACGTACTTGAACGGTGTTGAAACACCTCGATTGGAAACACAAACAGGCTTTAAAGTTGACGGCATCGAGTACAAAGTAGCAATGGATTGCAACGCAACTGCGCTCGACTTCCGCGGCTTGTACAAGAACCCTGGTAAATAATTGGTAACTAATTAGGAGGTAAATAGATATGGCACAATTCATTCAAGAATTAGATCGCATTGATTTTAAAAATACAGCATCCGATATGATTGCCGTAGGGGACATTGTCCCTGTCGGCAAAATGCACGGCGTGGCAATTACAAATATTGACCCCGGTGCAATCGGTGCAGTTAAGGTCACAGGATGTTTTACGGTTGATGCGGTTGTGACAGACACATTCGCAGTAGGTGATGTTGTGTATTTTGATAAAACGCAAAAGCGTGCAACTAAAACAGACACAAATCCAGTATTGGGCATTGCCATTTCTGCAAAATCTGCAAGTGCTAAGACCGTTGATGTAGCTCTTTGGCCAAATGTAGAAAAGTAATGTAAAGGCGGGCATACGCCCGCCTACTCCATAGGAGGTAAGGCACTATGAAATTAGGATATAGACCTAATGCACTGCTTTCTGTATTTGGTGAACGAATTGATTATAAGGGGCAATCTATAAAAGCTAGCGTGGAAATCGGTGAATATGATGGTAAGGGTTCAGGATTCGTTGATAAAGCATTAGCTGATAAAGCTCAAATCTGGGTGCGTGCTAAGGATGTTCCTGAACCACGATCAAAAGACGAAGTGTATATCAATGGCGAGAAATGGTACGTTGATCACATTTTCAACTTCGACGGTACGATGTATTGTTTGGAAATCGTCCATAACGTGAGGGCGGTGAGACCGTAATGAGTAACGAACCTATTACGATTACAGACACAGCCACACCGTATCTGAATTTCATCGCGGAAACCAAACCAGATTGGATGCGAAAGGCATTAAAGTCTACAGGTTGGATGATGCAAAAGGAAATTAAGCAGGGCATCCGGTCGGGTGCACCAGGTGGACGTAGATATCCTAACTTCATGGCGCCGGCGCGACGTGCTGCATTTGAGTCAGCATTTGGTGCTAAACTTCGCAAAGCATACCAAAGTGGCGGACAAGCTGAACGAGAGGCCTGGGGCTCGAAATCGCGAAATGCCTTACTTGATATGGGTATTAGTGCCAGGACAATCGGATATAGTCCTCTTGGTAAGCTATCGAATGCAGTCGGATATCAATATGACAAGGGCAAGCAATCCGTCCGAGTTGGGTGGTTATCTAATTCGGCTAAACGGTTAGGTGAACGTATCGAGGAAGGATACACCAAGCAGATTACGGAGCCTATGCGCAAGAAGTTATTTGCTGCAGGCGTACCATTGCCTAAGGGTAAATCGATGTTCAAAATTCAGCCACGTCATACTTATGGACCTATGAAAGCAGCGTTACAGCCTAAATTGAAACCTTATATCGAAAATAAGATAGGCGACTACGCTATTTATGGTCCAGCTGTACAATCCGCATCTCGACGTAACTATAAGGTAAGGTGATTTGATGCAACAAACAATTCCAATGTCACGCATTGTCAATCGATGGGCTGAGGCTCTAGCGAACGACGAGGCGTTGACTAAATTTTGTAATGACAAATATGGAAAGCCGGCGCAGCTGTATGTCGGCTACGACGATGTTGATGCACCGCTCGAAGAAGATTGCCCTTGCATCATATTACTACCAAGTAGTAAAAGCGAAGGGCTCGCAGATACTTACACATACTCTTTAATGGTCGTATGGGGTATCGTCCATAAAGGGGCGACTCGTGATAAGAATATTATTCGATATGATGGGGCGCTAGAATCGGATAACCTGGGGCAGCTAATTATTGAATGCATTTGCAAGGTGAATCCGGCGTTCCCTGTTATCGACATTGACTATGAACTTGATAGCATGAATTGGCGCCCAGTGTTTACTGGACGATTAACAGCTACCATAGAAATTCCGCATGTAATCGGCGGGAATATTGAATATTAAAGGAGGAAATGCATATGGCAACAGCAAAACGTGCACAGGGCTCTCAGTCCCATGTGGCGATTGCGTTTGAGGCGGATTTTGGTACAACGCCAACTACTGGCGGTGTCATCACTCCGATTATTTCTAGTTCTGTAAAAGCTAGCCAGAACTTAAACGACTCCACGGTAATCCGTGGTGATCGTAATCCCGCAGCTCCATTCCGTGGCAACATTGACACGTCCGGTAGTTTGGTCGTGCCTGTTGGTGTAGTCGACATCGGCTACTGGCTAAAAGCTGCATTTGGTCAACCGACTTCTAATACAACGGGCCAAGCGCCAAATAAGAAGTCTGAGCATGTGTTTAAAATCGGAAACACAATGCCGTCGTTAACTATTGAACAGGGCTATCCTGATGTTAACGTATTCCAACAATTCGCGGGTGCGCGAGTTAGTAAATTAGGCTTTAAATTCGGCGGCGATGCCGAATTAACTGCATCCGTTGATGTGATGGGCTGTAAGGAAACATTAGCGGCTACTACATTTGATGCTGCAGCAAAAGCAGTTAATTTCCTACCATTCCAAAATCTTAACGCAACTATCAAAGAGGGTGGCGTTACTGTAGCCAATATTCTAAGTTGGGATATCAACTTTGATTTTGGCTTGGATGGTGATTCTTACGCTATCGGCGGTAAAGGCTTTAGAACATACATCGACCCAGGTATTGTGTCAATTTCCGGGACGATTAAAGCGTTCTTCCAAAATAAGGACCTTTTAAACAAAGCAGTTAACGGTACGGAATCTAGCTTGGAATTGCGACTTGAACAAGATGACTGGTCGCTTACATTCAAATTGCCTGAACTTGTGTACGAACGACAATCTCCAGGCATCGATGGCCCTCGTGGCGTCAATATTGAATTGCCGTTTAAAGCGTACTACCGTGCAGATGCTGGTCGTTCCGCCGCCATCATTACATTAGTTAATAATCAAGAACAATACTAGGAGGTGTCAATATGGCATTTGAAGATATCAATGTAAGGGGTTTAACATTCGCTGAGCGCGGCGAATTAATTAAATCCGGGTTAGACCCATTGTATACACCGGTTCCTGAAGAAGCACCGGACACAGAACGCTTATTGCGTTCTCGTGAACTAGCACAATGGATTATGCAGCACATCTACGGCTTGACTGAAGATGAAATCAACGCGGCACCAGACAATGATCTTATGGAAGTTGCGCTTGATACGATGCGCTTTACGCACGAGAAAAAGGCTGAACTCGAAAAAAACTAATTGATGCGTGGAGTTGGCTCAACTCCGACAAACCAAAATACTGCTCTGATTGTATCAAGATGCAACGTGAGACTAAACAGAATTTTGACTGCTCGGAGTGTGAGTTTAATTCCCCGCATCAATTAGATGGAACGAGACAGGCGATGCGAGTATACAACGCTAGTCGTATGCAGCGACGATGGCATTCAGGTGGTATTGCTGGATTCGATATGCCTGCGGTGTTAGAAGTGGCGAGGGCTTACGGCATCGAGCCACTACCGCACCTTATCGATTTACTCGTATTATTAGAAGCCAAAGAATTGGAGGTGGCGCACAAGAATGGCCAATAATTTAATTGATATTGTCGTTCAGCTGACCGACAAGAATACCGAAGCAGGGCTCAAGAAAATTACAGCTAGTGCTGAAGGCGCCAAATCCGCCCTTGGCAAAATGAAGAATGACCTCATGGCGATAGGTGCCGGTGTTGGTGTAGTAGGCATCGGTGCAAAACTCGCCAAAGAGGCTATTCAATGGGATGTAGCCGTTAAGAAATTATCCGGTATCACTGGTGCTACGGCAAAAGAAACCAGTGAACTATTAGCAGTAGCTAATTACATGGGTATTGCTATGGAAGATAGCGCTGGTGCATTTGCTAAGTTCTCCAAGAATGTCGGAGCGGCCAAAGAAAAAATGGAAGTCGCTCGGGCAGAGGGTAAACTCGGTACCGATATCTTTAGTAAATTAGGCTACACACTTGAAGATATCAAGGGTAAGAATACCGTTGAAGTGTTCAAGATGATACAGGAACGCCTAAGAGGCATGAAGGACGGAGCTGAAAAGACTCGTGTCGAAATGGAACTCTTTGGACGTACTGGGTATCAGATGCACGCCATGCTTAACATGTCCGCTGAACAGATGGACAAGGTGGCTGAACGTGCCAAGGCAATGGGGCTTATCATCGATGATGATACCGCAGCCAAATCTGCGAAGCTAAATCGGGAATTAAAGGATTTAGAAAATACAGGGAAAAGGCTTGCAGTATCTATCGGTCATGAATTAGTTCCTGTGTTTAATGACTATGCAAAAGGCGTATTAGACGTCGCTAAAGAATTCGAGTCGATGACTGCTGAGCAAAAGGAAGCTATCGGTGGAATTGTTAAATTCGGTGCAGAAGCTGGGGCAGTAATCATAGTCATGAGGTCGCTAACTAGCGCACTCGGATTTATGCGATTGGCCACACTTGCCGCTGCAGGTCCTTGGGTAACATTAGCTACAGTAATTGGACTTGCTGGGAAAGCATTACTCGATTTTCGCTACAACGAAAAAACATCTGGCTCTTATATGGGTGTAGATGTTGATGGGAAGCGTATTCACAAAAATACGAACTCAACAACAGGCCTGACTGACAAGTTTAGGGAATCACACGATACTCGATATTGGATTGAGGATAGTGCGTGGCTTGGGCTTGTAAAAAATGACCGCTTAGCTACAAAAGAAGAAGGCGCTAGAATCGATGCGGCTTTGAAGCAAAAAGAAGAGGCGGATGCTGCAAAAGCGAAACTCGATGAAGAACTTGCAAAAGCGAAAGAGGACATTGCTAATGGCGGATTAACGAATACCGAGGCTATCAATAAGGCGAATGAAGAGGCAGCGAAAGCGGCCAAAGCTCAAGAGCAGGCTGCAAAGAAAGCTCAACAAGCAGCCGAGAAGTTAGCAAGCGCCGTAGAGCGTATGTCTGAGTTGTATCGGTCTCTTACTTTGCAAAGTCTGCAAATTGACGGCAGTCAATACGAAATCGATAAGCTAACTGCCAAGAACCAGTACGAAGCTAACAATAAGAATATCCGTGATATTATCCGCTCTGTTTCTGGATTGAGTGGAGGCGTTACTGGAGAAGCTGTAAGCGTACTGGACGCAGCTAACGAGCAACTCGGTAAGGCATACGAGTTAGGCGCAGATGGTACATGGGCAACAGATTGCGGCAAGCTATTCTCTGACTCTGTACTTCAAGCGTTTGGTAAGGATGTACCGCGATATGTTCCATCTATCATGGACGCAGCAAGAGCCGCTGGTGCTTGGCATGATGCGGGCGATGGATACGTTCCTAAAGCCGGAGACGGGGTGGTTGTACTTGGCGATAATCATATTGTAATTAGTGACGGAAACGGCGGATATACTGGCGCTAATTCAAGCACAGGTGTAATTGCTAAACCATCTGTTACAGGCGATTTTGGTGCTATTACAGGGTACGTAGACACTAGCTTATTAGCAGGTGCTTCGAGTTATATGGCTGATACAGCAGGTAGCGCGGCAAATGCCAAGAAGCTTGCTGAGTCTGATTTAACTGCTTCCGTTCGTGCTAAGAATGAGGAGTTGTACCAAAAGCGATTAGCTGAGGCACAACGAAATCAGACTATCCGTGTTCGTAAGATGAACGAGGATATCAAGAAACTCGATCTTGAACGCACAGGCGACCGATTGCAATTACTCAAAGCTGAAGCTGAAGCGCAAAAGGCGCAGATTGATGATAACGTCCGTGAGTATACAAAGGCTGTAGGCGATAAGGAACTTGCGGAAAAGAAAGCTCAAGCAGAGCGTTTAAAATTAGCATCTGATACTGAGCAGAAAATCAGAGAGTTAGCATATACTCAAACGAGTGAAACCGTTGACCACTTAACCAATATGGTTACTCTTGGTCGCTTATCTCGCAGTGATGCGGATGCACTGCTTGCTGAAGAGTTAAAGACATATATTGACTATGCACGTAGTGAAGTCAATGAGGCCCAGTTAACAGCTACTCAAAGACTACAAATTGAGAAGAACCTATTAGAGTCTCAGCAGAAGTTATGGGAGTTGTCTGGGCGTAGTCTGAAAACGAGTCTACAAGAAGCTGCACGTCAATATAAGCAAGAGACTACCAATTATGCTGATTTAGCGAAGTCTACTTTTGATAGTACGATGAGCTCTATTAATTCTGCGTGGACAAATAATCTCGAGGCCATGGCAACAGGAACGAAGTCGTTTAGTAAAGGCATTAAGGACATATTCAAGGATATGACGAACGCCATTATTAAGATGATGATTCAGTTAACGTTCCAGCAATATGTCATGCCTAAGTTGCAAGGATTATTTGGTGGTGCAGTAAGTGGTATTGGCTCACTAGGTGCTGCAAAAGGGACATCGTCCTTTGCCGGCGGTAGTTCGTTTAGTTCTGCATTTACAGGAAATCGATTCGCTGCCGGAGGAAAAACGAACCCAGGGCTTATGTTGGTTGGTGAAAACGGACCGGAACTATTACAGTCTTCTGGATCACACCGCATTTACACCGCAAGCGAAACCCGCCGTTTAGTAGGTGGCGGAGCTGCAAGTAATAATGTAGTTGTTAATATCGTTAATCAGTCTGGCCAAGAACTTGAAAGCAAGCAACAGAACTCTCGGTTCGATGGAGAGAATTATGTTATCGATGTAGTAGTTCGTGCTATGGAATCAAACAAAGGAGGTATGCGTGACGCCATCAAGGCATCCGCAGTATAACTATGGCAGTATTTCCAGATATTCGATGGCCGATATATCCAATTCAGGAGACTACTCCAGATATTTCGTATAAAGGCCAAGTTGAAAACATGACGCTAATCACCAGGAAGAAGACGACAAAGACCCGGCGGACATATTCCGTAGGGTACAAGTTGCCAACAGCTGATTACTATAAACTTCGGTCATTCTTCGATGAAGTCAACTGCTCCGGTATATTCGATTGGGTTCATCCGGAAACACGGGAAACACTAAATGTACGATTTGCTGATCAGTTAGACTTTGCGGCGAATGACTACGGAGTGTGGATGGGAACCGTGAAATTACAGGAGGTATAACATGTTACCGCTCTCAACGGCATCGATTTTAGAGAAAAACCAAATATCGGCCACAGGTGTGTGGTTAATGCTGTTAGAAATATCCTATAAAGGGGATACGATTCGATTGGTATACAATACTGAGAATATCCAATTTCAAGGCAATACCTATATCGCATTTCCATTTACCATTCAAGATGTTACAGAGAATGCGACGGATTTACCTAATATCAAGCTATCCGTATCTAATGTGACTCGTACAATTCAGCGCATGGCAGAGTCTAATAATGGATTCACTGGAGCCAATGTCATCATTCGTGTAGTGAATACGAACATACCTGATGTGTGCGAGCAAGAGGAGCATTTCGTAATTACGGGAACCCATGCGAATGCTGAATGGATGGAGTTTACGTTAGGGACTGACTTTAGTTTCACTCGACGATTCCCGTTAATTCGTGTGATGAAGGATTTCTGTCCGTTCAAATTTAAAGGTATTCAGTGTGGGTATAAAGGGCGCGAAACTCAATGCAATAAAACCTTAGCGCGATGCCGTGAATTGGGGAACAGTACACGATTTGGCGGAGAACCTACTATCCCGCAAGGAGGACTGTATGCATCCAATAAGTGACTTGACTGATATGATAGGTACCCCATTCTCGGAAATGAAATGCTGGGATGTAGTTGTTGAGGTATATCGGCGTAGTGGAATACCACTACCCGAATATACCCAAATCCAAATGGATGAATGGCGCGAGGTTCGTGAGCCAATGCCGGGGAGTGTTTTGGTGTTTGCTCTATATGGTAAAAATCTCGATCATGTAGGGGTTTATCTTGGCGAAGGTAAATTTATACACGCTACTGAACACAGCGGCACCTGTATAGAGCACATATCAAAGTACGTGCCTCGATTGAAGCACATTTATGAAAGGAAGGAGTAGCAGATGGTTAATGTAATCATTGTAAATAATCCGTTCAAGCCGGAGCAGCGGGATACAAAATATTTGCCATTTAAACAGGGCAAGTCTATCAGCTATTACTTCAGCGCACCTGGTGAATGGGCGTACTCAGTAAATGGACATGAGGCGGCACCGGATACAATTGTAAACGATGAAGACTACATTGTAGTAATGCCCCGAGTTGAGGGTAAGTTCTTTGGTGTTCTTCTATCGATAGGGATGGCTGCATTTACCGGTGGTATCGCTTCGGGTGCTATCTTTGGTATCAAAAGCTTAATTTGGCGGTCAATAATTGCTATGGCGGTAGGGATGATAGGTAATGTTATCATTTCAAAGTTAACTGCTCCTAAGGTTGACCGTTCGAATTCCGAACAGTCAAATACATATGGCTGGGGAGGTACTGAAACTGTTACCGGACAAGGTTACCCTTTAGCCGTGACGTATGGCCGAATGAAAAGCGCTGGGTTATTATTATCCCGCCATGTAATTAGTGATGGTGAAAAGCAATATCTTAATCTCTTATACTGTGCCGGTGAGGGCGAGTTATCAAAGATAGAAGATATTCGTATAAACGCTAACCCAATCAGTAATTATAAGGATGTGCAGGTGGATATCAGAAAGGGCACAAATGACCAAACCGTTATCCCAAATTTCAATGATAACTTTGCGGATCAATCCCTAAACTATGAATTGACTGAATCATGGAATACGCAACAGGTACAAGGCGATGCGTGTGACGCGATAGAGTTAACTGTTGGATTCCCAAACGGATTATATTATTCAAATGATAGCGGCGGCGCTGACCGTACGTCTGTCACGTTGAAAGCAGAAATTCGTAAGGTGGGTGATGAGTCCTGGCAGGCATTACCTTTAGCAAATCAAAAGGGCATGGCCGGCCATATTAAGCGCCGTGATGCATGGAACTTTATTAAGTCAGATAATAGCGTGACAAATACAGCTGATTACGCAGGACGAATTGAAGAGGCGACAAATAATGCGTTTTATCGTGTATTTCGCTTTGACAATCTCGAAAAGGCGCGTTATGAAATCCGTATGCGATGCAGTGCGAAAGATGGGAAAAGCCTGCGCCATGTCAATAAGGTCTACTGGGTGCAACTAACCCAAATTATTTATGATGATTTCGTGCATCCGGGGAAAGCCCTCATTGGAATTAAGGCTTTGGCTACATCCCAACTAAGCGGAACTGATCCAAAAGTGACATGGATTCAAGAGCGCTCAGAGGTGTATGTGTTCAATCCGTATATCAATAAGTACGAAGCTCAACCCGCGGACAATCCAGCATGGGCTGCATATGATTTAATTCATATCTGCCGTAAGATTGGCGGTGAATATATTGTATTCGGACAGCCCCATATGCGCCTTGACTATAACGCATTTAAGGCATGGGCAGATAAGTGCAAAACAAATGGGTTTACATTCAACTATATATACGACACCGCTATGCGATTATGGGATGCGTTAAAGTATCCAGAAGCAGTAGGTCGAGGAAAAGTAATTCCTGTAGGAACCAGGTTCACATGTGTTAGTGATTATCAATCCACACCGGTACAGTTGTTTACTGTAGCCAATATCAAACACGGCAGCTTTACTGAAGAGTTTCAAGGTGTGGAGGCTAGGGCTAACTCTGTTGAAATATCGTTCCTTAACAAGGATAAGGATTATGAGCGAGACGTCATTCCAGTATACGGTGACACATACGACGAGTCGGATACACTAACAAATCCGGCACAAGTTGAACTCATGGGGTGTACTAGCCTTGAGCAGGCGTATAAACATGGTAAGCATTTCTTGCGATGCAATAAATATGAAATACGTACTGTGACAATAGAGGCGTTTACGGATGCCATAGCGTGCACGGTAGGAGATATTATTCTAATTCAGCACGACATACCTGAATGGGGCGAGGGCGGTCGTGTGGTTGCGGTAAGTGGCCAGACGATTACGCTCGACAAGGAAGTGTCGGTACAACCAGGGAAGAATTATCAGTTGCTGATTCGTAGCAACGCTACGGATATCGTCTCTACGTTTAACGTGGTAAATGTATCAGGTCTCAATGTGATTGTTAAAGAGGCTATACCGGTGCAGCCTGATGCGGTATACGCATTCGGAGAGGTTTCTAAATCGGCTAAGCCATTTCGTGTGTTGGCTATTACAAAGACACTATCAGAAATGACCCGTAAGATCCAATGCATGGAATATTATCCAGAACTCTATGTATCAGATGATGGCACGGTGCCAAGTATTGATTATACGAATCGCGGTGCATCTGATATTCAAGCAGTAGGGTTAGTGAGTGATGTATACGGTGCTAATGGCATCATGTATTCACGCATAGGTGTAACGTGGCAGTTACCTCGTGATGGAAAAGTCTCAAACGTAGTCGTAAATTACCGAAATGTAAAAAGCGATACGTGGACATATATTGGAAACTACCCAGCATCCACAAACGCTACCACGATATCTGATGTGCTACTAGGTGCGACCTATGAGGTGCGAGTGCAGGCTATTAATGAGTTAGGACAGTTGACTACTGGCGTAACAAAATCTATATCCATACCTAAGATGCAAACGCCAGAGGATGTTCAGAATTTACGCGTTCTAAGTCGGTACAATCAAACGGCCGATAAAAGTGTTTACTACGACTTACAAGTGCTATTTGACCCGCCTAGTAATCCAGCCAACTTCGATGTGGCGGAGGTTTGGTATCTCTTAAAATCGAAAAGTGGAAAACCTGTAACGGGGCAAGAATGGCAGTATGCTGGCAGTAGTAATAGCCAGGTTATTATCAAATCATTAGGCCCAGGTGAAGAGTATCGAATCAAAGCAATCTCGGTTGACCGATTTGGCAACCGAGCAGAAACAGCCCAAATGGTTGATGTGATAGTCAAACCGATGGACGCGATACCTGATATGCCTATTAATTTTGGTATCACGTTCAGTAGAAATGCCACCGCATCATGGGATGAGGTGCTGAATGCTGACGTCGACTATTACGAATTACGTACAGATAATAATCCTGGTAAAGATACGAATGCTTTATTGGCAAGAGTTAAAGGTACATCTGCGGTACTTACCCTATCTAAACGAGCGGATACTGTTTATTTATATGCCCGCAGCACGTTGGGCAAATACTCGACTGCAGCAACATATGAATATAACGTTCCGCAGTTGGCCGCGCCTGAGCTTGTAGTAAAAAGCCAGTTAGGGGGATTTAATCTTTATTTCTCAACCAAGCCAGCACAAGCATACGCAATCAGATGCCACGTGATCGGAGATGAACGTACTGATGATTTTGAAACTACTAGCACCATGCTGACATATTCGAACTCAGCCGGAATATACCGGATACGTTGCTCGTTTGTGGATGTGTTCGGAGATGGACTCGTTAACGAGAAGCAAGTCGTGATTAAGACACAAATTGATGCGAGCTTGTTAGACCTTGAGTCTCTTGGGCTGAATAAAGTTGATGAGCGAATTAAGGAGCTTGATAAGAAATTCAATACGAATTCTGAAGAGACCACTAGAAGAATTACGAATTTGGCGTCACATACGGAATCTCGCATTACTGAGTTAGCTGGTAGCATCGATTTGCAAGTTAAAAAAAGTATTGGTGAGATTGATGGTGGTGAGTTGGTATCTCGCATTAACCTCAGTCAGTCCGGAGTATATATTGCAGGGAAATTGATTCACATCACTGGAGCAACTAAGTTCGATGATAACGTCATTGTTAATAAAATGATTCAGGCCAACGCGGTTACTGCCGACAAATTACATGTTGAAAATTTAGCGGCGGTGTCCAGTACAATCGGGTTACTTCGTTCGAGAGAAACCGGTGCTCGTGTTGAGATTCAGGATAATCTTATTACAGGTTTTGATGATGACAATAACCCTCGGATTAAACTTGGATGCTGGTAGGAGGTATTATGGAACCGCATGTATTAGCTTATGATGCTAACGGCAATATCATACTAAATCTGAAGGAAAGGCTCACACGTATCGAGGGGCGGATGTATGTATCTGACATCCCTAATCGACGTCAACAAATTACTGTGAATGGATTGCAGCCTGGTCAGCATGTCTGGGCTGCAGCCATGGGACAGTACTTAGTGGCAGAGGTTAGGGGCAATATCATAACATATTATTTTGCAGTGTCCCAGGATGAATATAATATCAATCGTCAATTTAAAGATCTTACATATGAAGGGTGGTTGGCGTATGGAATTTATTAACATCCAGAATAAAGAAGGTGTCGCGATTATAAACGATACCTATGACAATCTAGTATATCTTAGTTTCCCTAAACAAAAAGATGCAGTTCTCTACACCGGGGCGATGAGGGGGATAACGCCAACGGTTCAAATCCCGCTCAAACCTGTAGCTTACGCACCTATGCTGGTGCCTACAAGTAAATACCAATACGGATATATTGCGGGGGAGGCTAATGTAATTCAGGTCTTTTATGTCACTAATTACGCATATCATGGTGACGCACCTCTTATAGCAGTATCAGTTCCACAAGGATATGAATTCGCAGCTCAGTGGGTCCATAAACGTCGTGAGCGATTAATGGTGCTGGTAGTGGATGTAATTAAGCCAGGCGAAAAGGTAACACAAGCAATGGTTGATGAAGTAAAAGCTGGCATTAAGTTCTACTGCTTCGGTTATTTCGAAGATGTTAGGGCTAATGCAGATACTCCTCGAATTCGATTTGTTGACAGGGTAGGAAGTAGTAAGCCTAATACGGCATTGCAAGTTCTTGGTCGTCACAAATACTATAAAGAGTCTTGGGCAACAGATTTCAATCTGCAGAACGATGTGATATATGATAGCCGCATCAGGTACCTACGTGTAATTGATCACTATGCGCACGATTGGTATAACCAGTTATCAAACTACGTTCTGGATACTTTTACAAACATGGCCCGTGACCCAAAGTCATATGGCGTCAAGGTTGCAATTATACCCATGTCCGTAATCGATGTATCCGTTTGGGGGCCAAATATCAATAATGGAGATAAAAAGTCACACACGGGGCGAGTGTGGCAAACGTTCAGATTTCACGATGAGAGTACTGTATCGCTGAAATCGTATCAGTTCATTGATTGGAATACAGTCACCACGTATCCTGTAGGTTGCTCGGGTAAAACCGCATCTCAGTATTTGGTAGTCGATGTGACCGGGTACGATAAACAAGGTACGATTCCATTCAATTAAGGGAGATGATAAGTAATGAATGTAAAGGATATAGACCTCAACATTGGCGAGGATTTCGGGATAGTTTACGCAGTCCAAGATGACAATGTGGATTTGACAGGGTTCAAGTCAGTATTTGCCATACGAAAGCGAGCAAGCGGTCCACTTGTTATTAAAGTGCAAGGGGTAGCATCTGGGAAGATTGCGACATTCAATATTCCCGGAAAGGATACCCTAGAAATTAAGTCCTTTGGTGAGCATGTGTATGATGCTTTTGCATATAAGGAATCGGAGCCTAGCCGATATTACAAACTAGGCATGGGGGTAGTCAACATAATTCAGGATGTGGCCATGCATGATTAGAGGAGGAATGTATTATGCAAAACAAAGCGTTACCAGTAAGACTTGAAGGTCCGATTAAAGTAGAGGCGGAAGTAAAAGCAACCATGGTAGGCGATAATGGGAAAAGTGCTTATGAAATCGCTTTAGCACATGGATTCGTAGGAACCGAGGAGGAGTGGTTGGAATCCTTAAAAGCAAAGCTACCTAACTTATCAGGAGTTATGTCAGCACTTCAAGGTAAGAACATTCTTATTAATAGTGGTACCCTTGAAGCGATATTAACTGCTATTGTCCATGCGTTGGATGAACAACCTTATGCACCACTTACATTTAACGAGCCAAGAAAAGGGGATACGGAAATTCGAGTATCTGGGCAAGATGGCTTTAAAGTTCGAGTACGTGGGGATGTAGAATCCGTTGAAATCCAATCCGGAAGTGCCACTATTAGAATTCAGCCTTACGGCGCAGATGATATTTATCTTGAATATCTTAACTTAATTGAGCACGTTGTTAATACGGTTAAAATCAAAGGCCTTATTGAATTTAATCCAGAAACGGCTACAGAGATTTTGCCTAAGCAATTCTATGGCCGTAGCGATTTGGAGGGCGAACTTACATGCCCGAACGTTGTTAAAGTTGGTGCATTAGCATTCGTCGGAACCGACCACAATATTATTAATTTGCCAAAGGCCACTGATATTGATAGGGATGCTTTCGCTAACAGTTCTCTTGCGGTAATCAATATCCCTGCATTTGTATGGGCGGGTGATAACCTTGATTTAAAATCTTATGATCTCATTAGGGTTAATAAAATGACTGTTAGTGAGGAATCTCACCCACCGAGAGAAGTCATGATGCAGAAAATTTCATTAGAGGTCTACAATCCAGATCACACCAAGAAATGGAACCTTTACAGTGAAAAATGGGAGAAAGCGGAGGCCTAAATGGACGAAATTAGATTATTGCTAATGGACTTCGGCATCCCTGCCTACTTCGCGGACATTGGATTCTGGGTAACCCTGTTAGGGGTTATCTGGGCCGCCCTTAGGGGTTCGTTTAGGGCGATGGTATGGTTTTTAGAGCATACCTCGCTAGTTGCGGTTAAGCAAGAATTAGATGACCATTTGGCTCGACGCATGGATAAGCAGCGTAAGGACTATGACGATAAGTTATCTGATGCTATCAATAGTATCGCTGATTTAACAAAAAGCAATCAGGAAATACTAAAGCAGTTGGTCAAGCTGGAAGAACGAGATGCAGCGAAATTTCATAGGCTTAATAACCTCGAAAACACAGTTCAGAGTCTGAGTACTGAACTGATGCATATCCAAGTTCTAAACAATATGCCAATAGGAAGAAGCATCACTCTTAACACGGACGATATAGGAGGGGACTGATAATGAAATATCAAATCATGAACCGACTGAAATCAGCATATGGTGCTGTTCGTGTTGCTAACATTAGACCTACTGGAGTACTAGCGACACGGATTCTAGTACTTGTTATGCTAATTCCTATTTGGCTAGTCATAACAGAGTATGTTATGGCATTTGCTAGGGGCTATGTATCAAGTGAAACTAATAAGCTGATTGATGTTGGGCTCAATATTATTGACCACATATTTATTCCTAGTGTATTGACAGCCGTAGTAGGCTTCCTAGGACTTTGGTTGGATAGGAACAATAATGGTGTTCCTGATAAATTAGAAGGAGGTAGTAGTAATGACGAAAATATTTATAAATCCAGGTCATGATATTGACCTGGATAGCGGAGCAGTAAATCCTAACACAGGACGTCGTGAATGCGACGTTGCTCGTGATGCGGGTAAGTTATTGGCTTGTTATTTACAAACTGCAGGATGTGAAGTTAGAACTTTACAAAATGATGATTTAGGTCTTGTGTGTGAAACGTCTAACGAATGGGGAGCAGATATATTTGTGTCTCTGCACTGCAATGCTTTTAACACTCAAGCTAGGGGTACAGAAACTTTGTATAAGTCATTTAATGGGCAACGGTTAGCAAACGACATTCAAAGTCAAATTATCCGTAGCATTAATACGGTTGATCGGGGCGTAAAAGAACGGCAAGATTTATGGGTGCTAAATGGCACGGATGCAACAGCCGTATTAGTAGAAATGGCATTCATCGATAATGATGAAGACCTAGCTCTACTTAATAATGACCTTGATACTATCGTGCGAGCTATTGCACGAGGTATCACAGATTATGCAGGAGGGGAATAATGTATGACAAAATCAAAGTACTATTTGATAACCCTGCTTACCGCTATATTATTATCGGTGGTATTGGGCTCGTCATCTGTCTTTGCATCGGATATATCTTCTATCAGCCAAACGGAAGCGACTATCAGCGTACCCTTAACACAGTGGAACGAATTGAAAAGCAACAACGAGAAAGCATTAAGCTTAATCGAGACATCCAATCTTCCATTGACAGAAGCACAGAGCTTAGTCATGAAGCAAAAGGAAGAGTTGAGCAAAGCACACGATACAATCTCGACATTGGAAACCGAATTAATGAAAGCCAAAATGCTATCAATGAAGCAAGAAGTTACCTTGTCAGAAATGTCGAGCTCTATAGACGAATTGAAGAACAAAATAGAGAACGACAAGAAAACAATCAAGCGACTACGAATGCAACGCAACCTATCCCAAATACTGGGAGCGGGTGCGACAATCGGAGTAGTAATTCATCGATGACTGAGAGGTGATCCATATATCTCCTGAGCATGAGCAGGTGGACTCGTGGATTGATAGTAATTAAGCAAAAGACCTTACTGGGAATATGTCCTGGTAAGGTCTTTTTTTGTTTACAAATAGCCGTTGCAGACACGTTAAAAATATGGTGTAATTAGGGTAATAATAGGAGGTGGGAGAAATGCTAAAAGTATTTAATAGAAACCCACATTTTATGAGGGATGCGGTAATAGTGGATAGCTACGCCGATGCATGGGATATAATATGCTCCATGCAGGAGAGGCTAGGGCAAAGAATAATACTTGTTGGAAGAGAGACATGGGGAGATTTGGGCTTAGCTGAGTATTTTCCTAATTTTGTTTGGACTGAGGATGTGAAGTCGGTCTATATTAACAGTGATAAAAATATACTATTTCCTGCACCATCGAAGTATAATCGAGCTAGTGTTTTAAAGTTAATAAGAGCTTTTGGAATTAACTATTCCATTCGAGAAGTATAAATGTGATCGCTTTAAAATTTGTTTAAGTTTAAAAAGGTTGCTTAACCGTTGCTCAACTTTTATAATGTAAAAACGTCTATGATTCAAGCGTTTAAGAGGTTTTATCGATGTATTTAATTATGTTATATAAACAAGTTAAGTAGTGAGGTATGTATGAATCAATATATAAAATT